ACAGTAGGAACTCCACTTGTAGGAGCAAACCAAATCAAGGCAAATGAAAAGATTATCAACATTGATGATCTATTAATTGCACAGAGTTTCATTGCTAATATTGATGAACTCAAGAATCATTATGACGTTAGAGCTACCTATGCTGATGAGCTAGGTAAGGCACTTGCCAGAACGTATGACCAAAACGTAGCGAAGCAAATCGCTAACGCTTCCAGAGCTTCTACTAACCTTAGTGGTGGTAATGGTGGTCTTGTTCTTACACTTGCTAATGGTAATACAGCTTCAGCAAACGTAACTGGTGATGAGATAGCAGCAGCTATCTATGACATTGCACAGACATTTGACGAAAGAGACATTCCTCCTACAGATCGTTTCTGTGTATTACCACCTGCTGAGTACTACAAACTTGCTGAATCTGCTACAAGAACTGTAGATGTTGACTTTAACCCAGGTGGTAATGGTTCATTTGCTTCTGGTCGTGTACAACAGGTTGCAGGTATTCCTGTAATGATGAGTAACAACGTACCTCAAAGTAACGTAGGATCAAACCCATCAGGTGCTAACAACACTTACTCAGGTGACGATAGTAAAACCATTGGTCTTGTCTTCCACAAATCTGCTGTTGGTACAGTTAAATTAATGGATATGACAACTGAAATCTCTGGTTCTGACTACGGAATTATGTATCAAGGTACATTAATGGTTGCTAAGTATGCTCTTGGTCATGGAATCCTAAGACCAGAATGTGCAGCTACTATTAAGTTATCTGCTTCTTAATTTCAATTTATAGGGTATCTTATTATTAGATACCCTTTTTTTTTACTAATACGGAGAATTATTATGGGTTATGGTACATCAATGAAAAAGAAGAAAAAGAAAAAAATGAAAGGTGGTAGAGACTCTTTAAAAATTAAATACTAATCATGGCAGTAGCAGCAACTACAGAACTTGAAGCTATCAATATTATGTTGGCAGCTATAGGAGAAGCACCTATCAATAGTCTTGTCGGTACACTTCCTGTTGATGCTCGTATTGCTCAATCAACTCTTACAGAAGTTAATAAAAGTGTTCAGTCAGAAGGTTGGTCTTTTAATACAGAAATAGATGTAACTCTTACCAGAGATGGATCTAATCAAATAAACATTCCTACAAATGTATTAAGGGTAGATGCAAATATACATCAACACCCAACCATTGATCCTATACAACGTGGTCTAAAACTATATGACAGACAAAACAATAAGTTTGAATTTGATGAAGACTTAATTTGTACTGTTGTTTATTTAAGAGATTTTGATGAGATACCAGAACCAGCTAGACATTATATGAATATACAAGCTGCAAGAAAGTTTGTTGACAGACTTGTTAGTGACCAATCTTTAAGAACCTATACACAACAAGACGAGCAAAGAGCTAGAGCTATATTAATGGAAACAGACTTAGCAAACGGAGATCATAATATACTTAGAGGAGATCCTTCTCTTACCAGTATCTTTGATACTTACAATCCTTCTAGTGCCTTAATTAGATAACTATGGCTGTCATATCAAGAGCTATACCTACATTATTAAGAGGTATATCGCAGTCTTCTGATGCTTTGAAACAAGCAGATCACGCTGACATACAGGATAATGCTGACAGCAACCCTGTTCTTGGTCTTACTAAAAGGTCTGGATCTCAATTCTTGGCAACAATTAGTAATTCAACTCTAGGAAATGTACATATTCAAACTATAAATAGAGATGCAACTGAACAGTATGTAGCTGTATTTAGTAATGGTAATGTAAAAGTTTTTGAATTAGATGGTACAGAACTTACAGTCCATAAACCAGATGGCACATCATATTTAAACACATCAAATCCTAGAAGTGTAATGAAGACAGTTACTATTGCTGACTTCACGTTTGTTGTTAATACCAGTATCACCCCTGCAATGGATAGTGCCTTATCAAATAGTGCAAGCAACATAACTCAGGCAATTATATTTATAAACCAGGCAACATCTAAAACTACTTATTCTGTGACTGTAGATGGAGTGACAGTAACAGATGACACTACTGGCAACGATCCTCTCTCAACTACAACTGTAGCTACTGATCTTGCAGGCGGTTTAAGCTCTGGCCTTACAGGTTTTGCTATTGCCAGGAATGGTCCTGTTATACATATAAAAAAGAATGATGGTAGTGATTTTTCAATAGATGGTAATGACTCTCAAGGTAATACCAAAATGACAGTCATAAAAGATACAGTACAGCAGTTTACTGATCTACCAAATGTGTCACCTAATGGATATGTAGTAGAGGTTGTTGGTGATGAAAGTACAGATTTTGATAATTACTACGTTAAATTTACGACTAATAATGGAAATGCTTTTGAAGAAGGCCAATGGTCTGAAACAGTAGAAGCTGGCATACCTTTTAAATTTAATTACGATACTATGCCACACGTTCTGATACGTCAGGCTGATGGTAACTTTAGATTTGCAAGAGTAGATGGAGATTCTTATACAGCAAGTGGTCAATCATTTAACCTTCCAAAATGGGGTGAACGTATTGTTGGTGATTTAGTATCAGCACCAGATCCTTCTTTTATTGGACAAAAGATTAATAACGTATTTTTCTTTAGAAACAGGCTTGGATTTTTAGCAGGTGATAATGTAATACTTTCAACAGTATCAGAATTTTTTAATTTTTTTCCAGAAACAGTTATATCAGTTTTAGATACTGAACCCATAGATGTAGCTGCATCTCATACAAAAGTTGCGATCTTGAAACACGCAGTAACTATGGGAGAAAAGTTGATATTATTTTCTGAACAAACACAATTTGTCTTATCAAGTTCAGCAGATAACCTTACACCTTCAACAGCTAACGTACTGGTACAAACTGAATTTGAAAGCAATGCAGCAGCACAACCTGTAGGTTCTGGTTCTTCTATTTATTTTCTTACAAAAAAAGGTTCTTTTGCAGGTATTAGAGAATATATTATTGCAGGTAATCAACAGATCCAAGATGCTGCAAACACAACTATTCATGTACCAAGACTAATACCAAGTGGTATTTTTAAAATGGCAGTATCAAACAACCAGGATATTCTTGTCTTGCTTGGTACAGAAAATCCAAACAAGCTATATGTAAACAGATGGTTATATGGTGAAGGTTTTACTAAAGCCTTAAATGCTTGGTTTACTTTTACTATCAACAGTAATAGATCTATCTTAAATATTGATTTTATTGGTACTGATCTAATAATGGTTATACAAGAAGCTAATGGAGTTACATTAGAAAAAATACCATTTGAGACAAGCTTCAGAGAACCTAATGCAGAGTTTGAATATCATCTTGACCATAAAGTAACAGAAGCAACTAGCGGTGTGTCTGTTGCTTATAACTCTTCTACTGGCATCTCTACCTTTACAGTTCCTTATAGATTAAGAGCCGATATGAATATAGTTGGCAGGTATCTTGCGAGTGGAGAAACAAGCACGTTTGTTGATGCTCAAGGTAATACAAAAACTCTTATATCAGGACAAGCACTTACAACTACTAATGCAACTAATGGCTCTACTTCTACCATTACAGCTACAGGAGATTTTAGAAATAGTAAGTTTATTATTGGTGAACCTTATGAAATGCACTATAGATTCAGTCAACAGAGATTAACTCAAGGTGGTGGAGGTGCTACTGAATTAATTAGTGGTCGATTACAGATTCATCATTTTTATATCAAGTATGAAGATTCTGGTTTCTTCCAGGTAGAAGTAACACCAGAGAACAGAGATACATCTCTACATAAATTTACTGGTCGTTTGCTTGGTGCTGCTTCTGCTTCTATTGGTCAGATTAATTTAGATACAGGAACATTTAAAGTACCTATTATGAGTAAGTCAGATAGAGTTGATATAGATATAAAAAACAATACATTCTTGCCTACATTATTAGCTAGTGCAGAATATGAAGGAGTATTTCACATGAGGAGTAGAAGAACTTAATGGGATATTTAAGAAAATCAAAACTATCAGACTTAAATTATGTATGTAAAAACATGAGAGAAATAGATCGACTAGAAGGTTTATATCAAACAGGAAGAGATGCAGCAGATTCTTTACGTTTATGTTATCTATCTGGTCAAAAGATACAAACTATAGCAGGTGACGAAGATCAACCTATGGGGTTATGTGGAGTAATAAAAGGTGGTTGTATATTTATGATTTGTACTGATGAATTGTTTTCTAATAAAAAATATAAAATACAACTTATTAGAAAAGGCAGAAAATGGGTAGATAGTTTGTTGAAATCTTATAAACTCCTATATAATTTTGTATATGCAGAGAATCATTCTGCTATAAAGTGGTTAGAAGCTTTAGGTTTTGTTTTTATAAAGTATCACGAAAAGTATGGACAACATGAAAAACCATTCTATGAATTTCTGAGGATTGCCTAAATGTGTTCTATTGCTGCTGCTATTGGTGGAGGTTTAAGTTTATTCTCAGGACTTGCTATGCAAGGTGCAAAAAAAGATGCTGCTGAACAGACTGCTCAACAAGAAAAAACAGGTGTGCAATCTGCTGAAGATAATAAAAGAAATAAACAATTAGCTTTAGCTGAACAAAAAGCATCTAAAGAAAAGCAAGAAGCACAAAATGTATTTGCTAAAAATATAGACATATTAAAAGCACAAAAAGCTTTATTAGCAACAGGTAAGGTAGGTAATACTATCAATATACTTAATATGGATTTAGCAAGACAAGGTGGTAATTTTAGAGAGTCTATAAGACAAGAATTAGAATCATTTAGCAGACAATATGATAGAAATATACAAAATACAGAAGCAGAATATCAAAACATAAGAAACAGATTAAGAAGTAATACTATAAATGCGTATAATCAAATACCTTCAACAGGACAAGTTCTGTTAGGTGCTGCCACAAGTGCCTTTACAACTGAACTTTCTTTAGATGATGGATTCTTTTCTTAATTAATTATGAGTTCAAGTTTTCAAAGCACAGCACAAAGACGGATTTTTGACAGTCCTGTAAATACCTTTGTTCAACCTGTTACTGCTATACAAAAAACTGGCATGATGGAATTAGCAGAAACTTTACAGACAGTTAATCCAACATTACAAAAGTTTATTGTAAATAGAGCTAATGAAAAAGCAAAAAAAGATAGAAAACAAGCTGTTGCTGATGTCTTAGATGCTGAAATAGATGGTGGTGCAATTTCAGATTTATCTAAAAGAATTGAAAAAGTTGAAGGAAGACAAACAGCCAGAGAAATAATAGGTGGTACTAGAGCTTATAGAAGACAATATGAAAAAGCCTTAGTGACACTACAGGCACAAAAAAGAGGTAACAGAATGAATAGTGACTATGATGTTACTAGAATAGATACAGGTGAACTTGATGATAATGGACAACCAATATTTAAATTTTTAAAAGAATTTAGTACTGATAGCAATGAATATAGAACATGGAGAAAAAGTTATCTTAATGAAGATTTAGATACATTTAAAAAATTAGGTATTGATTCAACTGTTATTGATGAATTTTATATACCTGAGATAAGTAAGGAACTATTTAAAAATGCAAATTATGGAACTAAGCAAAATCGTGCTTATGAATATAATAAATTTTTAGGATTGATGCCCGAAGTTATAACAGAAACATCTTTACATTTAAGTAAAGGAGAAGAGGGTCAAGCTAAAGAAATAATAAATAATTATTTAGAAAAAATGTATAAAGGTGGTATTACTGGTACTGATGCAACTAAAACATATTCAACTTTAATAACTAATGTATATGCACAGGCAGAAAAATTACTTGATATAGATATTAGTCAACCTGATGCTGCTAGTAAATTAACCCTAGCTGAAAATTTTCCAGATAGATTTTTAAGTTTAGTTAAATATGGAGATAAAGATTTAAAAAGTCATAAAGATTATTTAGTGAAATCAGCAGCTTTCGATCAAAAATTTGAAACATTAGTATTGCAAAAAATTAAATATAAGAATGAAATACAACCTCAATTAAATAAATTAGAAATAAAAAATAGATTTCAAAAATTAAATAATATACCTCTTACTGTAGATATGACAGAAGCCGACAAGACTACTGCAATACAAAATAAACGAAAAGAATATGAAGCTTTAAAAAATGATTCAAGATTTACAACAAAAGAAGAACAGGCTTATATAGATCAACTTGGTAAATCAGATAATTTTCAATTAAAAAGTACACTTATACCAGAACTAGAAAACAAAATAGGAAAAGGTATTTTTGATGGTTTAGATGATAATTTAGAAAAAGCTATCGCAGATATAGAAAATAATCATGCAACAATGGACAATGAAGCAATAAACTTAATAGATAACTTAAAAAAACTAGCAGCAGGTAGTAATGGTTTAGCAGAAAAAATATCAACTTCTACTGGTAACATAATGAAAACAGTAAATGATAATTTAGGTACAAGTGATAAATTCTTTTATTTAAAAAAATTTGCAGGTGCAGGTAGTAAAAAACCAAACTTAGTTAAAGCAACTAAAATTAGATTTGACGTTCAAAAAAATATTAAAGAATATTATTTAAATTACATAAAAGAAAATAACAAACAACCTACAAGTTTAGAATTACAAGATATAGAACAACAATATGCTATACAAGCTTTAGCTGCTGATGGACAAAAAGAATTTGTAGAATTAAGAAAGCAGTTATATCCAAACACATTTGACCCTTTTAAAAAAGCAGACCCACCAATAATATTTAAACAAACGGACTTAGATTCTGATGATCCTAATAGAATTTTGAATAGAGGATCAGAATTTACTGGTAGATTTTCAGAAGAAAATAAAGATGATCCTACAATTAACCAAAACAAAGATGAAGGTAATTTTTTTGAAGGAGGAATTAATTTAGGTTCTGTACCTCAATTTGAAAATAGAAGAGGTGCAGGTTTTGGCGGTGGTATTCCAATAGAATTTAATTTACAAGAACTTTTAAATCAAGAAAGTTTTCCTGACTTTGGTGGTTTAGCAGAATTAGTTAGAGGTGGAGAATCTTTAGGTAGTGGTTTATATAATGCTTTTAATGGTGGTACTACTGATACAGCAGGGGAAATGAATATAACAAGTAAAACTATTGGTGAAATGGAGCAGATGCAAGCTGACAATAAAGTATTTGCTGTAGGTGCTTATCAATTTACACCTGGAGTTTTGACAGAAGCTAGAGTTTATTCTGGTTTAAGCAAAGATGATATTATGACTCCTGAGAATCAAGACAGATTATTCTGGGGTATGTTATTAAGTGGTAGAAAACGACCTTCTTTAGCTGCTTATTTAACAGGTCGTAGTGATGACCTTAAAGCAGCACATGAAGATTTAGCATTAGAATTTGCTGCAATACAAGGACCAGATGGTAAAGGTATGTATGATAATGACAAGGCTGGTAATTTTGCCAGAATAGATGCAGGCTTAGTTAGAGAAGCCTTAATCAATGCTCGTAATCTTTTAATCAGTAATAATGACTGACTCAAACTTAATACCACAAGACGAAAACAAAGCACCAGAACAAACTTTTAATGTTGAGTCAAAACAAACTGATGACTTTACAGAAAATGAAAAGTTAAAAAATTTTGGTATTAGAGATATACCTAAAGCAATATTCGATCAATTAAGAAAAAACTCAGGTGCAATTATAGTACCAAATCAAATAACAGAAGATACATTAAATCGTGCTGCGAAGTTTCAAGATGAATTTTTAAAACCTAGATCAGAGGAAGAAGCTACTGCTTTAAGAGCTACCGCAGCAGGTATTCTTGATATACCAAATGAAATAAAACATATAAGTGATTTTATACAAGGTAATCCTTACGACCCAAATGAATTAATTGATTTGAAAGCTTTAGGTCTTGAAAGAGAAGGTGATTTAGATGATGCAGCATATCAGATATTTAAGTTTGGTTCTGGATTTTTAATACCTTACGCAGGTTTTAATAAAACTTTAAAAGGCATAAAAGGTATAAAGGCACTACAAGGAATAAAACATTATGAAAAAGTTGCTACTGGTGCTAGATGGTTTACAGCAGGTGGGGCAGCAGATTTTGTTGGCATAGATGCTTATGATGAAAACTTGTTTAATTTTTTAGCTGGTATAGAAAATCCAGTACTTAATAATAGATTTGTAAAACCTATTGTTGAATATTTATCTGCACCAGAAAGACCAGAAGAAGGAGATGAAAGTAATTTTGGAGAAGCAAAACTTAAACAGTTTTTATCAGGTACAGTTTTTGGAGAAACTATTGGGCTGACAGGTACAGCAGCAACTAAATTACCTAAATTAAAAAATGTATTAGAACCATACGCTGTAAGACTTATTGATGACGTTACAGGTGGTCCTAATATATTAAGCCCAGAACAAATGGCTAGTAGAACTCTTCAAGTATTCAAAGATATAAAAAATAATGTTGGGAATCCAAATAGATATAAAAATGCTTTAAAACAAATTAAAAGGTTAAATAAAGCGACTGTTGTAGGTAGTGAAGAATTTTCAAATGAATTTACAAAAGTATTAGATGAACTACCTAAGTTTGATGAAGTAGCACCTAAAACAAAAGTAACTAAAAAAACTAAGACAAAAGCTACTGACTTACCTTTACAGCAGTCAAAACCTAATCCTAAGATTTGGAATGATGTAGAAAGTATTACTGATGATACATGGAAAGCTACAGGTAAAGTACTAAATAGAATTGTTATACCTGACGAGTTTTCAGTAGAAGCTGCAAGTGCTATGGGCTATGATGAACTGCTGCCTAAAGTAATTCAAATAGCAAAAAAGATTAGCCCGAATGACCCAGAAAAACACATGAGGGTTATTTATCTTGGTGCAATAAAAGAACAAAAAAGATTAGCCACAAACGTAAGCCAATACATGACTGACATAGAACAAGCTTTTATGCTTGGAGAAGAGATACCAGATGAATTATTACAGAATTGGTCAGAAGATGTATCAAGAATGATAAATCTTGCAGGTCCAACTAAAAAAATAAGTAACGAAACAGCAGGTACAGTAAGAGTAAATCAACTTATAGATGCAGAACCTAAAGATGTTATTCGTAAATCAGTTGATGAAGAAGTACAAGCTGGTATTGGTGGTGGAGAAAAAACTGCTGAACGTGCAAGAAGAGAAAGATTTCAAACAACAACAAGAGATTTAGTTGAAAAGACTAAAAAACAAATAGCGGAACAAAAACTAATACCAACAAAAGAAGACCTATATGAAGGTATGCAGACTTATATCAAAAATAATGATATTGAAGGCTTGTTAGGTATTACAAGAAAAGTATTAGCTATGCAGGGTGATAGTAAAAAAATAAGCAAGCTTGTAAAAGGTATGACATTATTTGAAAAAGGAGCTAAAGTTTTAAGGATTGGTAATGAAGCATTTATAAATAATTTGTTATCAGCACCAGAAACACAAATTATAAATATTATTGGTTCTTTATTTAATGTTGCTCTTGGTCCTTTAGACCTAGCAGCAGGTAGTCCAATTATGGACAAACAAATGAAAATAAGAGCAGCTAGAGAACTCGCTACTATTTTTACTTCAATGGGAGACAGTATAAAAGCAGCAGGTAAAGCATTATGGCTTGATAAAAATATTCTTGATGAAAGAAGAATGTTTGGTACTCAAGATGCTTATGAAAGATATGCAATAAGAATGATGGGTGATAATGTTTTTGCAAAAACTATAAATTTTGCTGGTCATGGAATTAGAATACCTTCTCGATTTATGATGGCAGGTGACGAATTTATAAAACAAACTGCATTTCGTTCACATTTAATGGGTGAACTTACACAACAAGCAACAGAAAGAGGATTAACAGGTAAAGCTTATAGTATTTATGTGAATAGTAATTTTGATGAAATTATAGATATTGTTAATACAAAAAGTTTTACAAGGGGTATGGATAGTGCTTTTCCTGATTTTGTACCAAATGAAAATATTTTAGACGCATATACAAGAGCTTTAGATTATTCAGCAGATAGAACATTTACAACTGAACTAGGCAAAGGATTTGGATTAAATGGTGCAGGTTCAGCCCAAACAAAAAAACTTGCAGAGATATTAAAATCTTCTGCTTTAAGACCTATAGTTCCTTTTGTTACTACACCTGTAAATATAGGCAAACAAGTAATGAGAAGAACAGGTGTACCAGATATAAGAACAATATTTAAAGGTATGCCACCAGAATATAATTTAACTTTAGGAAGAATTTTAAAAGAACATAACGATAATTTATTAAGTGATGATTTAGCTACAGCCTATAGAGCTAATGGAGAAGCTACTACAGGCGGTCTTTTATGGGGTTATTTTATAGCTTTGGCAGCAGCAAAAGATGACCCAGAAGCCGAATTAGCACTTATTGGTGGAGGTCATCATAATAAATATTTAAGGGAAGGAGAAAAAAGAACTGATGAGTTACCTTATAGTTTTAGAGTTTTACAAAAAGATAAAGATGGCAACATAATTAGAGGAGATAATGGTTTACCAAATTATGAATATATAGACCTTTTATCTCGAATGGAGCCAATAGGTTCGTTATTAATGATCGCAGGTGATATGGCTTATATAAGAGATTTTGTAAGTGATGAAGATTATGATAATGCTGCTTTTGCTTTTACAGGTTTGTTATCAAGAAATTTAGGTAATAAGTATATGCTTCAAAATATTGCAGAATTTATTGATCTAACAAATAATGTTGGTGCTTTAAAAAGATTTTATAGAGTACCAGCAAACTACGCTGCAAATCTTGTACCTTTTTCTTCTTTATGGAGAAGCATTACAAGAGCAAGAGGTGAAAAATGGACATACGAACTTCGTGATAATGAAGGTAAATTATTAGGAACTCAAACATACGAAGGTAGATTTCCAAAAAGAAAAACAAAATTTACTAAAGGAGATAAAAAACCACAAACAGAAAGAATGGAAGATAGAGGAGACTATACAGAAGATTATGGTGAATATGAAGGGAATGATTTTGGTAGTTTAAAATTATCTAATAATCCTTTTCAAGACTTAGATATTTTTGGCACAATGATAATGAGAAGTTTGCAAGATTATACTGCTGGTTTTAGTGCGGATATTGAACCGATTAGAAGCATGACAACAGGCAGAATTGCTGAATATCCAGAAGGTGCTTTCTTTGGTAATTATTTTAATCCTTTTAAATATAGAAAAGAAAAAGATAATCCTGTTGATGAATATATAAGAAGAATAGATTTAAAACTTGTACCACCACTTGATACTATTAGTTTTGGAAAATACGGAAATGAAGTAAATCTTACAACTCCTCAATATAATAAACTTACAAGTTTAATACCTTTTATAAAATTAAGTTTTGATAGTGATGGCAGTCCTTTCTTTGATCCTGAGAATGGTAAGCGTTTTCCAGAACTTATTTTAGAATTATCAAGAGAGAAAACAAATATTAAAGCTTTAAAAGAATTAGAAAGTGATAGTTCTGGTGGTATTGATGCACAAGGAATGTTAAAAAGAAAAGAAATTATTAGAGCAGAACTACAAAAACCAGTAAGAAAACTTTGGAAAGATTACAAAAAAGTTGCTGTAAAGTATTATGAGGAATATATTATGGATAAAAAAATAAAATCAATGGCTGAAAATGAAAACAGAAGAGCAATTGAAGATATAATACCTTTATTTGAAAATATCACTTCTGAATAATTATGGCTACTAACACAACAGCTACCTCACAAAATCATAATGGTACAGGTAGTCAAAATAACTTTGCTATAAGTTTTGCTTTCTTAGCCAATACTGAAGTTGATGTAACAGTCGGAGGTGTTCTTAAAACATTAGGTACTCACTATAATATTGTAGGATCTGAAGTCCAATTTACTTCTGGTAATACCCCTCCAAGTGGTACAGGTAATGTTAAATTTACCAGGGATACAAATATCAGTACAAAGAAAGTAGATTTTACAGATGGTAGTGTTTTAACAGAAACAGATCTTGATAATAATAGTGACCAAATACTATTTGCACAACAAGAGATTACAGATAAGTTAACAGGTATAGAGGAGGGAGCAACCGCAGATCAAACAGCAGCAGAGATAAGAACACTTACTGAAAGTGCAAGTGATAGTAATGTTTTTACTGACGCAGATCATACCAAATTAAACAACATTGAAGCCAATGCTACTCAAGATCAAACAGCTAGTGAAATAAGAACACTTGTAGAGAGTGCTAGTGATAGCAACGTGTTTACTGATGCAGACCATACTAAATTAAATAATATAGAAGCTAATGCAACTGCTGATCAGACTGCTGCTGAAATAAGAACACTTGTAGAATCAGCAACCGATAGTAATGTTTTCACAGATGCCGATCATACAAAAGTAAACAATGCTGTAACCCTTACAGATGCACAAACACTTACTAATAAAACATTAACAACACCTGTTATTAACGATCTTAGTGGTACTGCTGTTGTTACTTCTGGTACTTCTACAAGTGATAATAAAGTCTATTCAGCTAAACGTGCAGGGGAAATATTTTATGGAAAAGATACTGTAGGAGAAATACAGTCAGGTGAAACTTGGAGTAGTACTGATGATAAGGTTGCCACTACAGCAGCTATAGATGCAAGGATAGTAGATTTAGTAGATGATGTTGGTGGTTTTGTTCCGATAGCAAATGAACTAAGCTTTCCTAATGCAAACCCAGATGTAAATAATGGTGCTGGTACTTTAGTCAGTATCAAAGGTCTTAGTACAGCTTATACGTCTAATGGCAGTGGTACTTTTACTATTGCTAACGGAACTATAGGAAACTCCACTGTAACGATTACAGGAGCTACAGCAAGCACTACGTTTGCTGCTGGCTTTGGAATGATATTAGAAACAACTACAACACTAAATACTTATACATTTCATAGGCTTGTACCAAAGGCAACAGAGGTGACAACTGTTGCTGGTAGTATCTCCAATGTAAATACTGTCGCAGGGATAAGTAGTAATGTAACAGCAGTGGCTAGTAATGCCACAAATATAAATGCTGTAGCTGGTAATAATTCAAATATTACTTCTGTAGCTGGTAACGCAAGCAATATTAATAGTGCAGTATCTAACGCAAGTAATATTAACTCTGCTGTAAGTAATGCAACTAATATTAATACTGTCGCTGGTTCTATAACCAACGTAAATAATGTCGGTGGTTCTATTAGTAATGTAAATACTGTAGCTTCTAATTTAAGTAGCGTTAATAGTTTTGCTAACACATATCGAATAGGAGCAAATAACCCTACAAGCAGCTTAGACGTAGGAGACTTATTCTTTAATACAACTGCTAACGAATTGAAAGTTTATAATGGTTCTGCTTGGCAAGGTGGTGTAACTGCAACTGGTAACTTAGCTGGTCTTGGTACTAATACGTTTACTGGTGATCAGGTAATCAATAGTGTGAATGTTGGTAAAGGTGCAAACTCAGTTGCTTCAAACACTGTTCTTGGGGTAAATGCTTTAGATGCTGCTGTTACTGGTGAAAATAATGTTGCTATAGGAAATGTAGCAATGACTGATGCTACCTCTGCTGATGATTCTACTGCTGTAGGTGCTGGAACTTTAAATGCACTTACAACAGGAAATGCTAATACAGCATTAGGAAAATCTGCATTACTACTAAATACTACAGGATCTTCAAATACAGCTTTAGGAAAAGATGCTTTAAGAGCAAATACCACTGCATCAAATAATACAGCAGTCGGCATTGATGCCTTAACAGCAAACACAACTGGAACTCAGAACGTAGCAGTGGGTGCTTTTGCTTTAGACGCTAATACTACTGCGAATGATAATACTGCTTGTGGTTATAACAGTTTAAGTGTGAATACTACAGGAGCAAATAATGTAGCGGTAGGATCATTTGCTCTTGATGCAAATACAACAGCTTCTAACAACTCTGCTATAGGTGTTGCAGCATTAAGTGAAAATACTACAGGAGGTGAAAATAGTGCTGTAGGTGCTTTCGCTTTAGATGCTAATAGTACTGGAGCAAATAATACTGCTTTTGGTGTAGCAGCTTTAGGAGCAAATACCACAGCAAGTAATAACACTGCAATTGGTAGAAGTGCTTTAGAGGTAAACACAACTGGTGCATACAACACTGCTCTAGGTATTTATAGTTTAGACGCTAATACTACTGCTTCAGAAAACACTGCTATCGGTTCTTTTGCATTAACTAATAATACAACTGGAAGTACAAATACTGCTGTTGGCTATAACTCTATGGGTGATAACTCAACTGGTGCTAATAATACTGCTGTTGGAATGCGTTCTTTAAAATCAAACACTACAGCAAGTAACAATTCTGCTTTTGGTTATCATGCTTTAGAAGAAAACACAACTGGAGGATCAAATACAGCCGTAGGTACAACTGCTTTAGATGCAAATGTAAATGGAAACAATAACACTGCTATTGGAAATAACGCTTTAAGTTCATCTACAAGTGCTTCTCAGAATACTTCTGTGGGTAGTTCTTCCCTTGATAGTGTCACAACTGGAGTATCTAACGTAGCAGTTGGATTTGTTGCTGGTGGTGGGCTTACAACTGGAAACTACAACATAGCTATTGGACAAGAATCTTTAGCTGCTACATCTACAGCATCTAGAAATACTGCTGTTGGTCACGAAGCATTAAAAGCAAACACAACAGGTGATAGTAATGTTGCTCTTGGTTCTAATGCTTTGCAACAAAATACTACTGGAGGAAATAATGTAGGCATAGGAAAGCAAGCTTTAGATGCAAACACAACAGCTAGTAATAATACCGCAGTTGGATTTGCTGCATTACTTAAAAACACAACTGGAACGCTTAACAGTGCTGTTGGAGCTAACGCTCTAGATGCTTGCACCACTGGTAGTAGTAATAATGCGTTTGGTACAGATGCACTTAGTGATTTAACTACAGGATCAAATAATTCTGCTTTTGGTAAGAAAGCCGCAGAGTCTAATACTACAGGAGGATTTAATAATGCTTTTGGACAAGAAGCTTTAAGGATAAATACTACTGGCAGTAACAATAATGCTTTTGGATATAATGCCCTTCAACAAAATACCACTGCATCTAATAACACTGCGATGGGTGATTCAGCGTTAAAATTTAACACAACTGGAACTTCAAACGTAGCCGTAGGAGCTAATGCTTTAGATGCTAATACTACCGCTAATGACAACACTGCCGTAGGTAGACATTCTTTAGGTGCGAATATAACTGGAGCAGCAAATACCGCTTTAGGTGCTCAAGCATTACAATCAAATACAGCAAGTAATAATGTAGGAATTGGTTATCTTGCTGGTTATCAAATAACAAGTGGAACAGGTAATACAACTGTAGGTACTTTTTCATTAGATGCTTGTACGACAGGTGGTAATAATACGGCACTGGGTACAGGTGCTTTAGGAGCAAATACTACAGCTAGTAACAGCACTGCTGTAGGTAAAGATGCTTTATTAAACAACACAACTGGAGCCCAGAATAATGCTCTTGGTAACAGTGCTTTGTATACTTGTACAACTGGAACTACAAACACATCAATTGGTAATGGATCACTCTATACTTTAACTACTGGCATCCGAAATACTGCTGTAGGAACTTCTGCTGGTAATGGGATAACCACAGGAGCTAACAATATAATTATAGGATTTGAAGCGGTTGCTTCAAGTGCAACAGCATCAAATGAGGTTACTTTTGGTAATACTCAAATAAGCTCGATACGTTGTAACACAACAAGTATTAGTTCACTTTCTGATAGAAGAGATAAAACAGAAATTATTGATTTACCTTTAGGAATTGAATTTTTAAATACTTTAAAGCCAGTAAAATTTAAATGGGCTACAAGAGATGGCAATATTAAAGATGGTAAATATCGTGCTGGATTTATTGCACAAGATTTACAGAAAGCACAAAAAGGTAATGAATATCTTGATTTAATTCTAGATGAAAATCCAGATAGGCTAGAAGCAAGAGAAAATAATTTATTTCCTGTCTTAGTAAAAGCAATAAAAGAATTATCAGCAAAAGTCACAGCCCTCGAAGCAGGGTAAACTGTAAACAAATTTATTTCTAATTATGGAAGAAAGAACCGCAGATGAAATCGCAGCAATCTACTCTGCTGCTGGTGATAGTGTAACTGTCATCAACACCGCCAAGACATCAGATGAAACTGATGATGATTACAAAGACAAGATCAAGCGTAATGTAGAGCATCTTGAAATTATCAAGGCTTACAAAAAGACTGATGAAACGACTTCTATCTGGACATCTGAATCATTTACAGATATAGATAAAGCAATCACTGATGGTAAAAAAGTTTACGAATAAATGAATTTACAGGAAAAACTACAACAACTTGCTCAACAAAGAGAGCAATTATTTATTGCTTTACACGAAGTCAATGGGGCAATGAAGATCCTTGAGGAGCAGATTTTGGAGACTCAAGCGACATCCTCAGAAAACCAGCCATCAAATAAAGTGGAAGAAGAGCAGCAATTAAAAACAGAGTCATCATCGTAAGTGGCCCTGCTAA